TTGTAAAGCAGTTTATGAGGGAAATGAAGATTGAGCCCTATGATGAGATTTCACATAAGGGATTGGTGAGGCATGTCCTGATTCGGAAGGGATTTAAGACAGGTGAAATAATGGTATGTCTAGTAATAAATGGTAAAAAGCTTCCCGGAAAGGAGCGTTTGGTTGAGATGCTGACCGGTGGGGATGGGAAGGATGGAAAGGGACAGGGAGTAAGTGAGCAGGGAACAAAGGGGCTGGAAGTAAAAGAGCAGGATACAAGTGAGAATGAAGCAAAAGGGTATATATCAGACAGGCATGTAAACAGGTACGGGATTAAAGGTATGGCCAGTATTTCTTATAGCGTGAATCAGGAAAGAACGAATGTGATTATGGGGAAGGAGATTGTGAATCTATATGGCCCTGGATTTATAACAGATTATATTGGAAATGTAAAATATCAGATATCGCCACTTTCATTTTATCAGGTGAATCCTGTTCAGACAGAACGGCTTTATGGGACAGCGCTGGAGTATGCCGGACTTACGGGGAATGAGACTGTTTGGGATTTGTATTGCGGAATCGGCACTATTTCATTATTCCTGGCACAGAAGGCTAAGAAAGTATATGGCGTGGAGATTGTACCCCAGGCCATAGAGGATGCCAGGAGAAATGCAGAGATAAACGGTATTGATAATGCAGAGTTTTTTGTGGGAAAGGCCGAGGAAGTACTGCCGGAACAGTTTGAAAAGAATCATGTCCATGCGGACGTGATTGTGGTGGACCCACCAAGAAAAGGATGCGATGCGGTTTGTCTGGATACCATACTTAAAATGAGACCGGAACGGGTGGTTTATGTCAGCTGCGACTCGGCTACGCTGGCCAGGGATTTGAGGTATTTGGCAGATGGGGGGTATGTGGTGGAGAGGGGGAGGTGTTGTGATATGTTTCCGGGGACGGTGCATGTTGAAACCATCGTGGAGCTATCACGTAAAACCAAGGATTGACGGGCTTCTTTGTTCTTGTTTTGGTTGCCTTGCCTACCATTTGCCTACGCTTTTTTGAGGTGGTAGGCAAGGCTGCTATGATATAGCGTCTGCCAGGATTACAATGGCATCGTTCTGCATTTTCTCCGTGTTAAACACATAGCGGTCCATGGTGGTCTTGATGTCTTTGTGGCCCAGACGCTCCATGACGGTCTTGGGCTGGGCGCCATTCTCCGCTAACAACGTGCCGTGAGTATGACGTAGGCAATGGCTGTGGAACAGAGGATTTCCCAATTCTTCATGGATGACCTTGGCACAGTACTTGAAAGAGTATGGCGTCAACAGCTCGCCGTTTTCTTTTGTGCTTATTGGCATTATTTCCTTGCCAACAATTTTGACGTTGGCAGGAGCCTGAAAGATTAAGCTATCGTCCATTTGATACGTCTTTGTAAAATACTGGCCGTACCGGAGCATGTTCTTTTTGCGGTTATGGATTTCTGCTTTCAAGATTTTTTCATATTCAGGCAGAATCTTGATGGTTCTGACAGAATCATATTTTGGCGGCCGGTAATACCACTTTCCGCCCTCGTTGGCAAGCTGGTGCCGGACGGTTATGGTGTGGTGCTCGAAATCTACGTCATGTAGCAAGTCAATACCATAAGTTTCCCCCAGGCGGGTACCGCAATGGTATCCAGTCATGAGCGGCATGTAGAAATTGCTGTCCGGGCCAAAGCGCTCAATGATGGCTGCAAAGTCCTCTTTGACACAGATATATTCTGTGTGCGCCTTGGCACCCTCCGATGCGGCAATTTTTGGCACCCTTGCGTAGTCGCATGGATTATACTTAATGTATTTACAGGGGTATACCGCGTATCCCATGGCGCCGGACAGGCAGGATAAGGTATTTTTAACCATGCTCCTGGAATAGCCTTGACGCTTCATTCCATCAATCCATTTTTGGATAATATCTGTCTCCAATGACGCAAGCCGGTATTTTCCGAATGCCGGCTTCAAATGAATGCGGATTTTCTTTTCATAATCCTGCTGTGTGTTGTAACTGAGGTTGGCCTTGACATAATTATCATACCAGTAATCCAGATAATCGGACATGCTGATGTCCGAAGGGGTAAACCTGCGGCCGGCAGAGTCGTATTCGGCCTTGGCCTGGGTGCCGGCAGTGATGGCCTCGGCCTTGGTGCGGTACCCTCCCTGGCTGATGGGGTTGCGTTTGCCATTGATTTTGGCTCCCTCGAAGGACCATTCCCAGGTGGAGCCACGTTTTCTTGTTCTTAACTGTCCCATATATCATTCCTCCTTGTGTTATTGCGATATCGCAACGGATTTTGGGTAAAATTAATACGCCTCTTGCCAGGACGCGCCAGGAATGATATAATTTACTTGTTTAAGGTATTATATCTTCCGGAGCAGTCCGGTAAGAGAATTATGTGAAAAGCTCTTGTGTTACCAGCACAGGGGCTTTTTGCTTATAATTTATTTTTTCTCAGAAACGCTCTTGGAAAATGCGTCTCTATACTGAACGAAGATTGCCGTATCGGTATCATTCCCAGTCTGCTGTACACCAGATTCAAAATGCTTATATAATTTGTCAGATTCACCACTTAACTTACCCCAAGCGGTTTTTAAGGCGGCATAATCATCCGAAAGGGAATTGATGTAGGCATTATACCCTGCTTTTTTCTTGTAGGAATCCTTGAACAATTGAAGCGCATAATCAATATCAATTGACTGTCCAGTGCTGTCCTTACCGTCATATTCATAATGATAGAAGTCGCAATATCCGTGATTCCAGACATCACCAATAACCCAATTGTTTATTTCACGTAACACGGTCTTTGTCTCTCCGGTAACAGGCTGTACCCATGCTCCGTCATCCCCCACGGTTCTGCCGTCAGGAGCAGCGCCGTTTGTGAGCATATAACCGGATTCATTCAGGTAATACCACGTTCCATCAAAGTCCTGGAACCATTGGTTAGTTGGATGGCTTCCATCATCGTTTTGGTAATACCAACCGGAAGCATCCTGTGTCCATTGACCAGCAAGAGCGGTAATACCCATAGAAGCAGAGATACACACACTTAATAATAGTACTTTATTTTTTTTCATATTGATACCTCCCTATAACTTTATTGATACACCAACGAAACAATCTTTATCAAATCCGCCTTCGGTCAAAAATTCTTTTGGTAATTGCGGATATTTTTTTGACTTTCCACTTATGGAAAAAATTTTATTATTGTATTTTTTGCAGAGTGGGCATTTGCCGTTTGTTTTTATATAAATCAAGTCAGTATGATATTGTTTACATTTTTCAATACTTTCTATAATACGTTTACGGTTTCCGATTCGCTTGTCGAAAAGTTCTGGATGCTCTTGATGTAATCGATTTTCTTCGGAATCAGCAATGTCTTCTTGTCCATTTTGTCGGAGATACTTTATGTATCTCATATAATCACTGGCCTGATACTGGAAATTAGAATGCGGCATAAGTTCGTTGGATTTTTTCAGGCAAGCTATGGCTAAATCCATTCGACCATTTTTCTTATGTTCTGTCGCTTTTCTTTGTAAAATATACTCAATGTTCTTAATTGGAGATTCCAGTCCCTTTATTGGTGGATACTTTGGAATTTTTATTTTCTCAATTCCTTCCAATGTATCCATATTAAAAGAATCTTTTTTTAAAAAATTCAATATCCCCATACAACTTCCTCCTTAGATTTTCTATGTCGTTCTATTAAAAAAGCTATGGGCTATTTTAATTATAAGTCATTTCCATATAGATACTGGCGTTCTGCCAGCTCAAAATCATAGTTTTCACGTTGATTACGCAAGTATTCCATAAAGGAAGAACGCTCATCCAATTCCCTGCGTAGTCGCTGTCTACGGCGGCTCTTGACAGATTTCATCTGCTTCTCAACCATAATGGCCGGTGCTTCTTCCTGCTCCGGGAAGAATATTTGCTCCAGCTCCAACTCTGGCTCCGTGGGCTTCCTCGTTGCGCTGTAGGAAATATTGCGGAACCAATCTTTGTAGGACATCAAGGCTCTGTTAGATGCCTGATAGGACAGACCAAAAGTATCATGTATCTGGATTGCGTCATGACATTTATATTTGTGAATAAGAATACGTGGTGCTAAAAAATGGCTGGCAAATTCATCAGCTTTGTCCTCATTGTCTGTTTTCAAGAACACATGCCCAAATTCATGTGCTATTGTAAATTGTATCCGTCGCGAATGGGCTTTAGCCTCATAAAACAATGTTCCATCCAAAAGGCAGGCATCTTCGCTAAGGGTTCGACAGGCTATTCTCTTCTTATCACTTAAGTCCGTATATTTCACAGTTCTGAAACCACATTTCCGCACTAATTCGAAGCAGTCTACTGGAAATGAGTCAATGCCAAAAAACGTATATGCGTATAAAATACTGTCATATAGGCTTTGATAATCCATTTGATATTACTCCTCGTCATCATCATCTGATAATATGATACGAGCAAGTCTCATTTTTTCTTCTTGAGAGAGGTTCTTCCTACTACGAGTATACACAGTGATAAGCCTATCAAGAGGATTTTTTTCTGGTGGAGCTATGCCCATAATATCATTGGCGTCCACATTGTATAGCTTACATAATGTCACCAAAGTATCAACGTCCACGCGCGTTCTGCCAGTCTCAAAGCTACTGACTTTTTGCGGTGTAACGCCCAAAATATTGGCTATATCTTCTTGCTTATATCCTGCCTTTTCTCGTGCTGCTCTTAACTTTGAAGCAATCTCTTCCTTAGACATCTTAGAACCTCCTTATATTGATAAATTATACAACATTGATGCTGAAACGTCAATAATAAAAACAACAAAATGTTGAGTTGATGCTTGACAAACAACAAAACGTGTAGTAATATTGGCTTACACAACAAAATGTTGTTTAGAAGGAGGTGAAAAAATTGCAGGATGTGCAAATCTACGAAAAAGAATTTAGAGATGGCCTGAATTTATACATGAAAGATAAGCTTATTAAAAGCACTTCGGTAGCAGATAAATCAGGCATAAGAAGAGATACTTTTTCCAGAATTTTAAGTGGAGGAAGGCGCATATATGCGGATGAAGTAGCAACAATTTGCAAATCCCTTGAAGTATCCTTTGAGTTCTTGCTCAATTACAAAAAACAAACACACGTTCGATAAAACAACTATACCACTATTACGTATGTGTGTCAATGGGAAAGAAAGGATGAAAGATGAGAAAAGGAAAACTCACCACTAAGCGAGTTGGAAGAGCTATTAATCTGTTGGATAAATCAGACCTTGTAAAATCCTCTGAAGAAGATTACCACCTGATTGCAGACATAATCCTTTTGTTGGCTAAAGAAGAATATATGTCTGCAACACGGGCAATGGAAATACTGGATGACGCGCAAAAAGTCATTCCTTACATTTCCGAGTTGAAATTACTTTAATACTTCTATGGAACCCTTTTTCGCAGGAAGAGCGTTGTTTAAGGATTCCTCAGCAGTTGCGTATGCTTCCAGATAGTGTTTAACCATATCAGATGCATAGCTTTTTACACCAGAAGTATTAACATATTCAGGCATGTTGGTATCGCAACAGGCCTTTGCGGAAATTAAAGCAATTTCATGCGCAATTTGTTTTTTATCCATGAAAATCTCCTTTCCTTCGTACTCAGCCCTGGCGGGGGCCTGTAAGTACAATATACCAAGGAGGGGGATAAAACGCAACGAGGGAGGCGGTACATATCAAAACCACATGCAAGACCTGCCGGGATAGCCAGTGCCCGGAACGGACACGGTGGTATCCGTGCAAGGACTATGAGAGGAAGGAGGATGAAAGCGATGGTGGAACCTTACAAGCCAATATACACAGTCAAGGAGGCGGCAGGCGTCCTCAGGGTTAATCCAACCAAGGTGTATGAGCTTATCAGTACAAAGAAGCTTCCGTCTTTGCTCCTGGGCCAGCGGAAGATACGAGGGAGTGACCTGGAACGATTTATTATGACGTATCCGGTAGCCAAAATAGAGGAAGGAGGGACAAGCCAATGACAAAAGTAACTGAGTTAGCCATCCGCGCCAAAGCAGCGGTCCTGTATCCTGGCTGGCGCCTGGACATCACCGGGCCAGGAACAGCGGTACTCACCAACATCATGGGGCACAGGCGTATGGTGACCTTCAGACACCGCAGGAGACGCCGGGACGGCCCAATCATGAGGGCGGCTAAGTGGATTGTGCCGGCGGTCATCTGGCTGCTGGGGATGTGGATGGCAGCTATAGTGGTCATGGCGCTGGCCATGGGC